TCCCCACCAACACCATGTACTTCATTAACTCGAAGTTCATGTTCTTGCGCCCTCACAAAGACCGCAACTTCACTGCTATCGGTGGCGACCGCCAATCGGTAAATCAGGACGCTGTTGTGAAACTTTATGGTTGGGCTGGCGCTTTCACTAGCTCAGGCCCACAGTTCAGCGGCGTGCTTTCGGATTGATTGATGAAGGGGCTTCGGCCCTTTCTTTTGCCTCATTTTTTTAAAGGATTTTTATCATGGCTGCACCATTTACAACCATTCCCACGGCTGGCGCCGATTTGAACACCATTACCACTGCGGCTGACGCTGCCGCTGGTAAGGTTCTTGACGCTCGTTTGGGTACTATTCAACACACCTCAGGCGGCAAGTTTGCCGTGTATGCAAAAGCTGGCGGCGCAATCCCTGCCTCCACCGCTGTTTGCACGGTCAACGCCACAACCTTTGCGGCTACATCTTCCGGCGGTTCTTATACAAGCCCTGCTGTTGCAATGGCTTCGGGGGACTACGGGTGGATGACTAAGGCTAGCGTATAACATCTCGCTGATGTAAAATAAAGGCCACAAGGTTAACGCTTTGTGGCTTTTTTTCAATCAACCAAAGGAATAATGTGAGCTATCCTCAGCTATCCCAAGAATCTAATCTCTTTGTCACTTTTTTTATTGAAGCCGTAGAAATGAAGGCCGAAAGCGAAAAGCTAGGTCGCCCCGTTTATCGTGACGTGCCATTCATTAAAATTGTAGTCCCAGGCGATGTGCATAACATCATCGAACGCAAAGCAAGTGACGCTGATAAAGCGCAATTCCCTTTAGCGTGGAAACGATTTGAGGCTTCCGAAGCCGAAGGCCATGTGGGTACACCTTTAGAGCAATGGCCTCAGATGACACGCTCGATGGTCAAAGAGTGCAAGTATTTCGAGATTCACACGGTCGAGCAATTGGCTACTCTTAGCGACATTAACGTATCGCGCATGGGCATGGGTTACATGGACTTGCGAAACAAAGCAAAAGCCTATTTGGTAGCGGCGGCGGGTACGGCGGGAGAGACTGCCCAAGCTGCTGAGAATCAACGCCTAAAAGACATGATTGCAGACTTGCAACGACAAATGAATGACGTTTCTGAAAAGAAGCGTGGTCGCCCTGTTAAAGAGGTAGAAACAACATGAGTTACAGCGCCTTAGAATTGATTCAACAAACGTGTGATGAGTTGGCCTTGCAACGGCCTACGCTCGTTATCGGTAGCACTGACCCTAACATTCGTCAGTTGAGTGCTTTGTTGAATCGTCTAGGCGCAGACATTACCCGTCAATCCGAATGGCAGTTAATGAATAATGAGTACATCATTGTCACTAAGTCGTTTGAGTTGACGGGAACAACCACGGCGGGAAGCCCTACGATTACTGGCATTTCTAGCACGGCGCAGGTAACGACCGACTTTACAATTTTGGGCGTTGGCATTGAACCCTTCGCCCAAGTCAAAACAGTTGATAACCTGACGCAAGTTACGATGGATATGAACGCCAACGAAAGCGGCACTGTAACGCTAACTTTCTCGCAGAATAAGTTTGATATGCCTTCGGATTGGAACTGGCAAATCGCATCAACCGAGTGGAATCGCACTACTCGATGGCCGTTGCTTGGGCCAAAATCAGCGCAAGAATGGCAGACCTACAAAGGCGGCATTGTCTCTGCTGGCCCGCGTCAACGCTATCGAATCCTGCAAAACAAACTAACGCTAAACCCAAGCCCACCTAACGGTGAAACTTTGGCCTTTGAGTACATTTCTAAAGGTTGGGTAATCGGCGCAGATGGCACACGGAAAGAAAAGGTCACGCTTGATACCGACACCTTTGTTTTCACTAATTCATTGTTAACTGTCGGATTAAAAGCACAATGGAAGCAAGCGAAAGGGCTGGATATGTCCTTTGATATTGGTGAGTTTAGAGGCTTGTTAGAAGGCGAAAAGGCTACCGATAAAAGTGCGCCAGTGCTGTCGCTATCGCCTCAGTATGGCAGTGTTTTGTTAAGCACGAATAACGTGATTGACGGAAACTTCTCGGGTTAATGATTAGATGGCTTGCCTTCTTTGCTTTCGCAGCGTGTGCAGTGTATTTCAATATGAATTCGCTAATAATTGTAGGTTTATGGATTGTTTTGTGGGGTAGATAATGGAATTGCCAAACATGGGAGGCGGCCCAAACCGTAAGCAGATTATCGATGCGCTACGCAATACTGCTCAAAGTGCAAGCAATATGGTTGCTGAAAACGCATCCGTACCTGTCGATACTATTGCCTGGGCGTTGCGTAAGGCTGGTGTACCAGTGGGTGATAAGCCTGTAATGGGCAGTGATTGGATGCGTGATAAAGGCTTAACCCGTCCTGTGGAGGAGGGCGTAACTAAAATGATAGGCGACACTATCGGCTTGGTTGGCCCATTGGGAATGAGTAAATCAGGCGCAGCCGCCATGATTGAAGCGGGTAAAAAACTCAAGGGTTTGCCTGTTGGCATGAGTATCAAAGATGTGGGTGAATATGGGATGCTTCACCGACCAATGACTGTCGATCAAGGGGCTGCGCCTTTGCATGATTTAAGCAGTGCTTTTGATGAGACAATTTATTCCCCTGCTGGTTTGCAAAACTATGGCACTGGTAGTCCGTTAATGGATAAACAAGCGTTAAACGCATTTAAAACAGTGCGAGGGAATCCAAACGCAGAAATTACAGCTTATCGCGCCGTTCCTTCTAATGCTAGTCAATCGGCTTTAAATTCAGGTGATTGGGTTTCTGTAAGCAAAGATTATGTGAAATCGCATGGTGAAGGTGCTTTAGGTGGTAAATACAAAATTATTGAGCAAAAAGTACCTGCCTCATATTTGACAACAAACGCCGACTCTATTCTTGAGCAGGGCTATTACCCGCAAGGCAACTAATGGCAACCGCTAAACATAGCTCTTTTCCCGCCTGTGTCGGAGGTTTGAATGACCGCGAGAGCGTGGTCGCCATGCCAAAAGAGGACGCTGTTAAGCTGGTTAACTGGTGGGTGCAACCCGCCTACATTTCTACCCGCAAAGGCCATGTACCCCATGTTACAGGGTTCACTTTTCCCGTCGAAACCATCATGGAGTACGCGGCGCAAGACGGTACAAACAAAATCTTTGCCGCATCCGGCTCGGGAATCTATGACGTAACGACCGCCGGAGTAGTGGGTGCTGCGGCTGTCTCAGGATTAAATAGCGCACGGTGGCAAGAATCAATGATTACGACCCCAGGCGGCTCGTTTCTGATCTGTGTCAACGGTGTCGATACCCCTCGTTTGTATAACGGCACGGCTTGGTCAACCGCTTCAATCACGGGCGCGAGTAACCTTGTTCACGTCAATCTATTTAAAAACCGCCTATTTTTTACGCAACAAAACTCACTTGAGTTAGCGTATTTGCCCGTTCTTAGCGTTAGTGGGGCTGCAACCGTCTTACCGTTAGGCTCTATCTTTAGGCGTGGCGGCTACATCATGGCTTGCTATTCTTGGACACTAGACGCAGGTGCGGGTTCTGATGACCATTTAGTCGTTATCTCAAGTAAGGGCGAAATTGCCGTTTATTCGGGTACAGACCCAAGCAATGCGAATAGCTGGAATCTAGTTGGCGTTTACTATGTGGGCGCACCTATTGGGCGGCGATGCGGCATTAAATACGCTGGCGACCTAATCATTAACTGCTTCGGTGGTATTTTCCCGCTGTCAAAGGCTTTGTTATCCGCAACGATTGACAAGCGAAACGCCCTGACCGACAAGATACAAAACACGGTTGCGGAGGAAATGACTTTCTACAACCAAAATTTTGGCTGGCAGATGTGCTTATTTGAGGAAGCCAATATGCTGATTTTGAACGTGCCAAAGGGTAACGGTTCAAACTATCAGTACGCTCAAAACACGATTACAGGCGCTTGGACACGATTCGAGGGCTGGGATGCAGAGTGCTGGTTATATAGCCGAGATGGGCTGTTTTACGGCGATTCAACAAGCGTACAAAAGGCTTGGCAAGGCAATACCGACAACGGCGCGCAAATCCAATCCGATGTCATCATGTCGTATCAGTATTTTGGCGATATAGCGACAAACAAGTATTTCACAATGGTCAAGCCATTCCTATTGTCCAACGGCTCGCCTTCTATCCTGTACGGCTTATGCGGTGATTTTAAAGAAACCGAGCCAGAGGGTGTATTCAATTACGAAGCGCCAACAGGTATGGTTTGGGGAACGATGTACTGGGGAACGATGGTTTGGGGCGGCAGCATGAACTCGATTACAAGCGGCTGGCATACGGTAGGCGTTGTGGCTAACGCTGCGGCTTTGCGGCTAAAAATACAGAATAACGGCTCAGAGGTAAGGTTTATGAATGTCAGCCACGTCCACAATCACGGCGGGATTTTGAATTACTGATGGTGTTTTTTGATGCGTCAATCATTGGGCCGTGGGTAGCAGAAAAGACAGGCGGCTCATGGTGCGAAGGTCGAGGCCAAGCGATAGGAAAGCTAAAAAACGGTAATCTAGTCGCAGGTGTGCTTTATGAGGATTTCAACGGCGCAAACGTGGTTTGCCATATTGCGGGTGAGGGTGGATGGGCAGATAGGCGGTTCTTGGGGATAATCTTTGACTTTCCCTTTAATCAGCTAAAAGTCAGACGCATTACCGTGCCAGTAAACGGTGACAACGATAAAAGCATTAGGCTTGTCGAACACATGGGTTTTAAATTAGAATCTAGGCTAGAGCAAGCTACCCTTGATTCTGATATTTTGTTGTACCGTCTATTTAAAGGCGAATGTAAATATTTGAGAGGTAACTATGCTTATTCCATCTAAACACTCAGGCTATCAGTCAGGGGTTCGCCTTTACCCTGGTAAATCTTCTCCGCCTCCCGCCCCAGACTACCGTGCTGCGGCTCAAGAAACCGCCGCTGGTAATTTGGATATGGCGAAGTACGCAACAAAATCAAACCGAATCAATCAGGTCACACCTTACGGTTCTTTAGATTATTCATACAAGCCTGAACTAGACGCATCGGGCAAAGAGACTGGCGGCGGCTGGACGCAGACAATGAACCTCACGCCTCAAGCACAGGCAACGCTTGATAAAAATATGGCGCTATCGGATAAGTACGCCGAAACTGCTGGAATTGGATTTGACAAAGCACGGGCAACTTTTGAAAACCCAAACATTGACCAATCATTGTTGCCAAAAGCGCCTATTAACGCAGGGCAAACGGCGCAAGATGCGCTTATGTCTCGTTTGCAGCCGACATTAACTAGAAACGATGAGGCACTTCGCACGCGACTTGCCAATCAAGGCTTAGAAGTGGGTTCTACTGCTTACAACCGAGAAATGAATCTTCAAGGACAGAACGCTAACGACCTTAATCTTCAGGCAGCAGCCCAAGGCATCAACCTTGATACAAACGCCCGAAAAGACGCTTTAAATGAGGCTTACACAGCCCAATCGAGGCCCTTAGATTTGATTAACTCGTTGCGTACTGGAGCGCAGGTTCAAAACCCGCAATTTCAAAGTTTTTACAATCAAGATAGAACGCAAGGCGCAGATTTGCTTAACGCTACTAGCATGGATTACGGGGCGAAAATGGACGCAGTAAACGCCCAAAACGAAGCGACTAGCGGATTAATCGGCGGTATTGCTGGAATCGGCATGGGAATGGCGGGTTTACCAGGCGCAGGTGGTTCAATGATTAAAGGCGCAAAAGGTCTTTTCCGAGGATAAATTATGTTAGATATTGAACAACAACAAATCCAAGACCGTGCCAAGCGGTATCAATCACAAGCATACGAAGCGCCCCAAGGCCGCATGGTTGGGCGGCACTACGTTGCGCCAAACATCCTTCAACACATAGCGGCTGGCCTTCGTGGTTACGGTTCTATTCAAGGAATGAATCAATCCGAGCAAGAATTAAAAGACTTGCAAACCAAGCGGCAAGAAACTGAAAGTCGCGATATGAGCGCCTTCGTTGACCTTTTGCGGCCTAAACCCGCTAGGGATGCGGTAACGCTTCCTGATGACCAAGCTGGTCCGGTAATGAATGCTCAAGCGGCGACCCCAGGCGACCCATTCGGCGCTTACTCGTTAGCGGCTGGAAGCACAATCCCAAATATTAGGACAATGGGAATGACTGGTCTTGCAAAAATGCCCGAATTGGAAGCGCAAAAACAAGAGCGCATTGATAACCGTGCATTTAGGGCGCAAGAATCCGAATTGGCTCGACAAGCACGGGCGCAGGAACTACAAGCACGCATGGAAGATCAACGAGCAAGCCAAGCAGAACGATTGGCGGCTCAAAAAGAATTACGTCAAATGCAAATTGACAATCAACGTCAAATGCAGCAAATGATTCAAGCCAACCGACCTGAGCGTCAAGCGCAAATTATTGACACTGACCAAGGGAAAATGCGTGTATTGCCTAATGGCACTCTTGCGCCTTTGGTTGACGCCCAAGGAAACGCGCTTTCGGGGCCAAAAGGCCCAACGGGTACAGCGGCGCAACAGCGTGATGCTGATAGTGCTTTAAATGCTATTGCCCAAGCCGAAAAGATATTGCCTAATGCTACAAGTTCAGGTTTTGGTAACGCGGTGGACGCAACTGGGGCTTTCTTTGGTGTTTCTACTACTGGGGCGCAAAACGCCGCAAAATTAAAAGCCATTGAAGGTGATTTGGTTTCTAAAATGCCAAAAATGTCAGGGCCACAATCTGACAAAGACGTTTTACTTTATCGTCAAATGGCTGGTGTGGTTGGAGATGCAACTCAACCCGTTGAAACTCGGCAAGCTGCTTTGCAAGCGGTTAAAGAAATTCAACAGCGTTATTCAAGCCCAAGGGTTAAATTGGGGCCACAAGGCAATCCCAATTCAGTAATGACAAACTCAGGCGGTGGCAACATTGATTCACTTTTAGATAAGTACAAATAATGGCAACACTTGAACAACTCCAAAACGCCTTAGTCAAGGCTGATGCTGCTGGCAACGTTGAGGATGCTAGGGCGTTTGCCAATGAAATTCGGTCGATGCAAGCTGCTGCGCCCATGGCAAAGCCTGCTGAAAAACCACAATCTTTTCTGTCAAGCGTGGGCGACACACTAGGCAATATTGGCGCAGGTGCTATTCGTGGCGCAGGCTCAATTGGCGCAACAATCCTAACCCCAATTGACGCGGCTGCTAGGGCAATGGGCATTGAGAATGATTACATTGGGCGCACAGACCGCAGGGAAGCGATGGATTACGCTTTACAAGACATGGGCGCAGACCCTAAATCAATGGCGTACCAAGGCGGTAAGCTAGGCGCTGAAATTGCGGGAACTTTGCCTATTGGTGGTGTATTGGCTAAAGGTGCTTCAAAAGTACCAATGTTGGCTAAAAATGCACCAATAATTGAAGCGCTTCGCACGGGTGGAATGTCAACTGGTAGCAAAGTAGCCCCGTTGTTAACAAAGCGAGGCGCAGGTCAATTAGCTACTCGCGTTGGTAGCGGGGCAACTGTTGGAGGCACTTCTGCTGCTTTAGTTAACCCTGATGACATTGGAACGGGCGCATTGATTGGCGCAGCTATGCCGGGAGTTGTTAAAGTGGCTGGCGAAGCGGGTATGGCTTTGGGCAACCGTGCAAATCAGCAATATGCCGATGCACTGACAAAATTTAATCGTGGCGCACCCATGCGTGACACATTAAAACAATCCATTGATGCGGGTTATGTTGTACCGCCCAACATGGTTAATCCATCCCTCAAAAATCAAGTTATTGAATCTTTTTCTGGAAAACAAGCCACAGGTCAGCTTGCATCCGTAAAAAACCAAGATGTAACAGAAAAACTAGTTCGTCAATCTTTAGGAATTGCCGATGATGCACCATTGACCAAATCGGCACTTGAGCAAATTCGCAAAGTTGAAGGCGGTGCGTATAAAAAGGTTTCTGATTTATCCCCGCAAGCTGAGATTGATTTAGAAGCCTTGAAAAAAGCCCGTAATGATGCACAAGGTTGGTTTAATGCTTACAACCGTTCTGCAAGTCCCGATGACTTAGCAAAAGCCAAGAATTTTAGGGATACAGCCGAAGTTTTAGAGTTAAATTTAGAAAGCCATGCAAAAAACGCTGGTAAAGCCGATTTAATTCCTGCATTGCGCGATGCTAGAAAACAGATTGCCAAAACTTACACCGTTGAACGCGCTCTAAATGATGCAACTGGCACTGTAAATGCCAAAGTAATAGGTCGCCTTTACGATAAAGGAAAGCCATTGTCGGACGGTTTAGACACGGTTGGTCGCTTTGCAAGTGGATTTCCATCCGTAAACCAAGCATCTCAACAAATGGGAAGCCCAGGCGCTCACAACCTGCGAGCAATGATAAGCGGCGGCGCTGGCGGTCTTGGTGCTTTATCTATGGGGCCGTTAGGACTAGCGGCGGCAGCACTGCCTTATGCGGCTGGTGCTGGTTCGCGTGGCTTAATGTTTCGCCAAGGCGCTCAAAAAGCACTTGCTAACCAACAAGCCCCTATTGCCAACAATGCACGTTTAGCCGCTTTGTTGCGTGACCCAGAATTGCAACAACTTTTAACAAGAACAGCGCCCGTTGGACTTACTGCCGAGTAATGAGGTAGCCGTAAATAAACGCAAGTACGGCTACAACAACTAGCTTTATCAGTAGGTAGTCAGTAAATTCCATTAAATGCTTTTGCTGCTTTTAATTAATTCGCAAAGTGCGTCTCCAGCTTTTTGTGCAATTGTTTCGCCGCCTTCAACGTAATCAAACTGAGAAACAAGTTTTCCGTCAAGTGAGTTTACGTAAACAAAACCGTAGCCTTTGTTGCAGTCCTTAGTTTTCATTTCAATTAAATAAAACGTAAGTACGGGTTTTGTTTTTTGTTCAATTTTTTGAATAAATTGACCGCCATCTTTTGTTGATTTGTAACTTTCAATTTTTGCAAAATAAAAATAGCTATCCGATTCGGCATATTTGTACCAAATTTCTTGAGCAAAAACATTAAACGAAAAAAGGGCTAGGGTTAAAAGTAAGTATTTCATTATTTGCACTCGATTACACCAAAGACGTTTTGGTAGCATTGTTGACGGAATCCATTAGGTTGTTGGGAATTGTGAGAGTTAAGTTCGTTTAAGCGGCGTTGTTGTTCCATCTGCTTTTGCATGGAATCAATTTGTTGCTGCTGGCGTTGTCGGTCTTGTTGGTCGTTGTACGCTTGATTTTTGTCAACGCAGTGCATTGAATTGGGTACAAAAACGCATTGGGCGTAAGCGCCTTGGGCTGAGAGTAAAAAAGCTAAGAGTAAGAGTTTCATGTTTTTTCCGTTTTGGTCAATGAGGCAAGTTTAAATAGATTGTGACGTAAGCAATGCCAGAAATAAAGCCAGCAAAGAAAATTCCAATTGTGTAAGCGTCCATTTTTAAACCCCTGTATTTACTTGGTCACGCCCGTGATCGTGCGTAAACAATTCTGCACGTTTGGCGGCGGCAACTTGGGCGGCTTCTTCGGCGGTTTTAAAACATCCAAGAAAGATGCGTTTTTGATTATGCTTTACAGATGCCGACCATTTACCTGTATCTTTTCTCAAAAGCACTCCTCTATAACCTGATTTATTAGTTATAAACAATTTTTTATTTTCGTTATTTTGCTTGCAAGTTGCAGGTCTTAAGTTTATCCAGCTATTGTTTTGGCGTATTCCATCAAAATGGTCTATTTGGTCAATAGGCCAATTTCTTGTCATGTAAAGCCATGCAAGTCGATGCGCTTTGTACCCTTTTCCTTTTATTTGAAGAGCAACATATCCTTCATCATTCGTTGTTCCGGCAACGTCCCAAGGCTTAATGCTTCTAGAAACAGACTTCCTCCACCGAAAAACCCCAGTCTCAGGGTCATAGTGCAAAAGTTCTTTTAGCTGTTCTTGCGTGATTTCCATGTTCTTATCCTAGAACTATCCCTTAAAAGATTGTGGCGGTTCGGGGATAAATCGAATTTTCAACCGCTAAGTCTAGCCACGGGCAAATTGTATCACACCTAAAATCCATGTAAAATAGCGCCAATAACCTTTATAGGAGTACACCATGCCGAGAGTAAGTGGTACATTTTCGCCGACAAACGGCTCATGGTCGTCCGGCGCGGTTAACGGCGCTCTAGCGACTGTCGCTGACTGGCAAGCGCTTCTTGCTGACCTAAGCGCAGCCTTAACCCAGTCAGTCTCTAAAGACGGTCAGACTACCATTACTGGCAATCTAAACATGGGCGGGAACGCTCTAACTAACCTTGCAGCGGGTA